CAGGCGCTGAAGAGTACCTACTAGGTGGCGGAACGTCGCAGGGTGGCGGTGATTCCTTTAATAAGCGAACCCAAACCGGCAGCCAAGGCGGCGGGGGAGCTAACAGTAACGATAACAACATTAGACGGGTACGAAGCGAGCAAGCATCAACCCGATTGAGGTAGTAAATGGAAGAGAGTAATAAATGGGAGAAGATCGCTCATCAGTGGGAGCAATTCTCCAAGACAGAAGCCTATAAAGAGCTAATGGGTTACATTGACTTACAAAAGGATGTAAATTCTACATTAGCTGCCGGGCCTATTGAAATATACAAGGAAGTGCCAACTGTTGACGGAAAGACAACGCAGCAACTCGAGTTTGAGCCCGAGAAGCTGGCGTATCTTCTACAGCGCAACGTAGGCCTCGATACAATCCGCCTCTACATTGAGGGCTTCAGTATCCAATAATTTTTACAACAATGTAATATTTACAGCGTAGGAGGGTTTTCGCCCCTGTCCCTCCTACACTCCCCTTAAAGGCGAAAAGATTTATAGACGAACTAATAGGAGTACACTAGAATGGAAGATTCCCTTACCGGAACTAACGATGCTAGCCTCAATCAAGAGCCTACTAGCGTTAACGAACCGGCGGATATCTCTAGCGATACTACCTCTCAAGCTCCAGTAGAGCAAGATGTAGTAGCTGAGCCCGCCCAAGAAAGCGAGCCAGTAGATAACGGGCTGAGTAAATTCGCGAAGGCGCAAGGCTTTGATCTTGATAACGCTAGCGAGGATACGAAACGAGCCCTTAAAATTGCTCTGGATAACCAGCGCTCATTCCGTAGCGCAAAACAACTAGCAGATACCAGCGAACCTACTGACGACTTGCGCGCAGAGGTCGCCAACTTGAAGTACGAGCGACAAGTTGAGCGATTCTTTGGCGAGCAAGGCCGCGACCGCAGTCTCGAAGCGGTAATGTATGACATCGTAAAGGACAAAGCTGCTAAATACGGCGTAGAATATGCAAATAACCTACGACACGACCTCGACACTCTGTATGACTTAGCCGTGCTTAAGTCGAGCAAGAACACCTCAAATGTAGATCCGGAGCAAATCCGCCGAGAGGAAAGGGAGTCTATCAATCAACAACTCCAGCAGGGCGCACAAGCCCATGCTACTGATAATTCAGCGGACAATGAATCTCTCGAGTACTTACTAGCCAACTACGATGGCTCTCCTGAGATGGCCGCTAAAATAGACAAACTAATGAACTAGGAGAAATATAACTCATGGCAAACCGAGTTACCCCAACAGTCGGTCAGGGTGCAAAAGACATCTCTGGCGGCGGGGCTTCCAAGGCCTTTATCCCCCAAATCTGGAGCCCAGAAGTTGAGAAGAACTACACCGACAACTACGTGGTTTTCGACTTTATTGACAAAACAAACCTTGGCGATGGCGTCCACATGGGCGATGTCGTTCACGTTCCTTTCATGAAGGAAATCACCGACAGCACTGCTACTAACACCACCGTTGAAAGCGCATCAGCTATTGACGCCGTTGACGTATCAACTGTTGACGTGTTGGTTGACCGCTACCTGCGTAAGGCAGTTGGTGTCCAGGATGTCGCTGCTACTCAAAGCAAATACGAGTACCGCGCACTCTACACTGAGCGTCTTGGTCGCTGGATCGCCCGCGCACACGACGAGGAAGCTATTAAGAAAGCTATCGCTGCATTTACGGCCGGCAAGATCGCCGCTAGCGGTGCAGATGGCCACTTGAGCTACAAAGACATCGTTGCTGCGATGGCTCATCTTGACGCTAACAACATCCCAGAGGATGGTCGTGGTATTTTCCTCAACGGTTACGCACGTGCTGACCTCCGCAACATTCCTGAGTTTACCTCTTATAAGGAAACCGGCGAGGCTGGTCTCGTCAAGAACCGCGGCTACGTTGGCCACTTCTTCAACACTCCAGTGTTTGTCACCAATGCTTTGACAACCGATACGGCCGGCGGTAAGCGCACGAGCCAGGTCATTGTCATGCACAAGACGGCCCTTAAGGGTGTTGCTCAGATGGCTAAGACTGAAGGTGACCGCGACAAGCTCGCTGGCGTTGACTACGTTGTTGCATCAACCTTGTTCGGTGTCGGCGCAGTTCGCCCAGAGGCTGGTGTGATCATCGAGCGTAAAGTTACTAAGGAATAGTAACTAGACTTTAAGCCTCCTCCCGAGCGGAGGGGGCTTATTTTTAGATAAGGAGATAATAATGATAAGAGATGGTATCATAGAAAAACTAGAAGAGCTAGGTTTTAGAGTGGCCTGTACTCTGGAGGGAATTAAGGTTTATGATGGGCGAAGAAATCTTTGCGGGGACGTATCTGTTAGCCATCCAACTAGCTCGTGGATCGGCGGCTCTATACTCAAGCATTTCTATTCTGTAGGAGGCACTAGTGAGCTAGATCAGATACTCGAATTGATCGCATTCGGATCAGGTAGGGGGTATATGCCCGACCTGTTTATTCTCAAGACCGACGCTGGGTTTGTCAAGCGCGGCGAGTCTCTAGGGTTTACACAATCCGAGCCAACACTGTTCACTAAAAAACAACTAGACAGAGTGCGCCTACGCGTAGCTGCGCTTAATCCTGTAACGTATAAGGTGAATTAACTATGACAAAATGGGTAAATAACAGCGCGTGGAACGCGCTACTAGCAAAAATAAATACTGCAAATAAAGTACTAATTCTTCCATCTTACACGAACGATTATAACACCGCTAATAGCCAAAAACTGGGCGAGGGATCATACTCTACGTCATCTCAAACATTCCCGACAGCCGGCGAGCGAGTAGTTACTCTTAGTCCGGCGAACAACCTTAGTGTTGCAAAGACCGGTACAGCCACACATGTTGCATATGTTAACAATACTGAAATGTTGTTTGTAACCGACATAGCAGGGCAGGCAGTGACCCAGGGTGGTACAGCCAACCTTACTGGAGTGCAACTAAAGGCGGAGGATATCTAGTATGAACGGGAGTCTTGCATCTACGACATTAAAGGCTACACTCCCGGCCGGCCAAAAGTCTATAGAAATCGACCCGACCGACTTTGTGAGCTTCGGCCAGGCTGACTACTTCGGATACTATATAACCTTAGCCCCCGCGGACAAATTCCCTACACTTGCTAATTGCGAGATAGTGTATGTCGAGAGGCATGACGGCAACACGCTTATAGTGCGGCGAGGCATGCGTGGTACAGCCTCAAAAACGTTTCCGCCCGGGTCGCTGCTCTATCGTGGAATATACCGCGAGAACGGCGCAAATGTCGGTGATATATTCATGACTATGAAAGCGTATCCTTCGCCCGGGAGGTTGTTTATGGACGGGTCGGGGGACTACCGCAATGACCAGTACCCGATACTATCTGCCCTAGTCGAGCAGTACCTGTACTACGGAGAACGTACCGGACCTAATACGTTTAAATTGGCAGACCTGCGCGGAAGATTCCCTTACGGCACGCCGGTGGGCGGCAACGTAGGGCAGCGGGGCGGGAGCGATGAGATAAACCTATCCCCGAATAACTACCAGGCGAACACCTGGATGAGCCAAAAGATGAGCCCAGCAGCTAGCCCATCTGGTGCAGTCAACGCTGGAAATACTTGGGGTTTTCATCTACACGCGGTGAGTAATAACCCAAGCGATTCGTCAAAAAATGTTCCAGTTAAGCATCTACCGCCGTATTTTATGGTGAATTATGAGATAGTAGCGGGGTAGCCGATGCGGTTCTGCGCTAATAATTTCACCGACACGTCGAACTTCTACAATGAACACTGGGAAAACGGGAGGGTTTACGCTGAGAACGGCGAAATCGTTCTCGAGTCCAAAGAATTCGCCGACCACTACCTCGGATTAAAGGGTTTTCGCGGTGAGGACGACGTAGAGTTACTGATACGCGCAAAGTTTGAGTATAGCATCCATAAGCAAGGCCTTATGATGGTGCGTGGATCGAGCTTTATAGATCAAAACACCCACCAAAGGGTGACGACTGGGTATGTGTTGTCGGTCTACCATCAGCGGGGATTTCAGCGCCTACGGCTAGATGATAACGTCGAGAGAGGTCTCGAGGTATATAGCGATAAAACTCTTAATGCTGGCGTTTGGACGTGGTTTAGATTTAGGGCCGAAGGTACATGGCTTAAGGCTAAAGCTTGGGAAGATGGCACTAGAGAGCCGAACGGGTGGGATATAGCAGTATCTCAGAGCAGGTGGGAGTATAACTCAATAGGCGCGAACGGCTTGAGTATGGCGTCTGGCGGAACTGTACGCGTGAATGTAGTGTCTGCTAGCACCTTACCGTTGCCCGCCGTATTCCCGAGCGACTTTATGTTGCCAGCTCGAGAGGTTGAGCTGTCTAACGACTTTGCGACCGGTGCGCCAACGGGGGGCTTTCCTGCGGGCGGCGCATATATAAACCCTAAACCTAGAGTTTACATCTTAACCAGCAATAAGGCAACTGAACGCCTAACAATATCTCGCCCTACTCTAACCGCTAATGGCCCGACCTATAACCTGCGCGGTACTCGCGGCTGGGTACATCTTGTATTCAAGAAGCCACCGCCGAAGCTTACCTATATACCACCCAAGCCAGGTGAACTATGCCCCGCTCAAGTCATAGAACGTCTGACTATTAGACCACCTATGCTGACCCATGCAGGCCCTGTGTACGCCCTGAGGCCGTCTAGAATAACGGAGAGGATAAATATATCATCTCCGACCTTAACGGCGCTTACAACGGCTTACATGCAGCCTGAGGACATAAATCTAAGGGTCGGTATTAGCAACCCGAGTGTTATATTTATACCGAAGCCCGAGGTCTTGACACTTAAACCAGCGCCAATAACTTTGCGGCTAACAATAACGCGGACTAATGATTTATTAGACCCAAGCGTATACAGTATTGAATATAAACAATATAAGCCAGATTACGTAGGTATAAAAGCCTATGAGAGTGAAACATTAAACATTGACCGATACCGCCCTGACACAATAGAAACGGGCAAGATCGATAGTATCGAACTAAAGACAAACAGATACAAGCAAATAGTGATTAAATAGGAGGATAAAATGTCAAATTCATTAAGCCGTTTTAGCCCAACAAATGTCTGGGACTCGCTTCCAGAAGGTAGTCTTGGCCTAGCGCTCATACCTAGCGGCGGCGCATACACCATAGAGGCTACCAACTCAGCCGGAGGCGCTAACGTGCCTAAGCTCGGCGAGAGTGATAGTGCTTGGGTGGAACAGGCCACTTCTAAGGGTAAGTGGCTGTACCGCCGGTATAACGGGATGCTCTTGTTGAAGCCAGACGGCCCATACAGCCAGACACCGGCCCTTACTCAGGGCAATAATGTCGTATTCAACATACCGTCCCCATATCGCGACGGTATTCAGGCAACCATAGCCCCGATACTTAAGAATATAGGCAACGAGCTGTCGAATGATGGTTCGTATATCAAGGTCGATCCGGGTGGAAACGTGACCCTCAACGCAAAAGCTTCCGCTCTATACGTTGTCCCAACCGTTCTTATTCCTACTGGCCTATAAGGAGCGTAAATGACACTCGCTGATTTACGTAAGCGGGTGATGATAGATAAGCTGGATGATGAAGATTACGAGCCAGAAATCATTGACAACTTTTTGAATGACGCCCAGCGGGATATATTCAACCAATTTGAACTGCCATTTATGGAAAAGATCTTTATTGGTGATGTGCCCGCTGGTACGTCTATTATTAGGTTGCCTGATGATGTTAGTAGGGTAGAGATGCATGCAATGAGCGGTGTACAAAACTTCTTTCAAATGAAGTGCGAGTGCCGCGATTTCTTTATGTTGCACGCAGATGCAATGAATGCGAAACCGCATGCGCCCTACTACTGGACTGAATACGCCGGCAATATTCTATTAGACGCCCCAACCGATAAAGAATACAAACTATACACGTATTATTATAAGACGCCAAATACGATGGCCCAAGATACCGATAAGCCCGATATTCCCGAAGAGTTTACCGAGCTACTTATTCTTGGCGCACTCCGTCGCGTGCATGATCGTAACGAAGATATGGATCTATCTACTCAAGTAGAGAACCAGTACCAAGCTCAACTACAAGAGATGGTTACTCGCTTTGGTATGCGCGATGCATTTGGCCCTGTTAAGATGCGTAATTTACAAATATAGGAGGATGAATGGCGCAGCAAGTTAAAATTGCTACCCAGCTAAATCTAGGAGGTATCGACCTTGTTACGCCAGTCGACCTTCTCCAGGAGGGTAAGAGTCCTTTTAGTAAGAACTTTCGCCTCCAAGCCCAACAAAAGGATTCCCGCCGCGTGGCCGTGTCAACTAGGCGCGGCCATTCTTTGCATATGGAGCCCTTAGGTGAGGCTCAATCACTTGGTAATGCGGCTACTGTCACTCAGCGGTTCAAGATAAACCGAGACAACGCTTTTCTTTTGCAACCGTTTACTGCTAATGTAGACCAACGTATTACTCGCCTAGATATTGATATTAAAAACCCCGGCGGCGCTACTGGCCCAATACTAGTAGAAATCCTAGAGGATGCAGCCGGCCTACCCGGTAACCGTTTATCGGTAAGCTCATTCCTCAATGGAGACATTGGTGATGAGGGCAATTGGGTATCATGTCGTTTTATTAACCCGCCAAAGATTAAGACCGGTAAGAAATACTGGATTGCACTTAAACCTCAAGATGATGCGCTCAAGTGGTACGAGATTGGCCTAGTTAACAGTACACCAGAAGCTCGGTGGACTCCCGCGGCTTGGACAGTGAATACCCCCATTGCCGGTAAGATGCTACGTTATAGGCTGTTTACAGCTCCTGAGAAGAAGCTTAAGGGCGCGTATCGCTTTAACCTAGACAACCGCAACAACCGTACTGTAGCAGTATATGACAATACGCTCTATTATGCAGATGAGGCAGCCGGTAAATGGCGCGAGATTATGTCGGGCCTATCATCAGAAGCTAGCGAATATAGCTTTGCTAATGGTGACGGCAAGATGTTTTGGGTTAACGGCCACGATGAACTGCGATACTGGGACGGTACACCACCTCAAGATCGCACTAATATTGTGGATAACGGAGACTTCAGCCTCCCAAGCGTACGATGGCAGGGTAGTGTAACCCGAGATACGACAGTATATAAAACAGCTCCTGCATCACTCAAGATTACAGGTGGCGGCCAACGATACACCAAGAGTGATATCCAACTCACTAAAGGCAAACGGTATAAGATTAAGTTCTCATCCGTTAGTGCAGCTGGTACGTCTCAAGTGTTCGTAAGTGTCAATACTCAGCTCCGCCCAATTGCAGGATATCAGAAGCAGATGACAACTACTTGGGATAACCACGAGTTTTACTACTGGCCCGAATTAGATGTTAACAGCCTTGAGTTTGTATCAACCGGTGAGGACTTCTGGATAGACGACGTAGAGATCATCGATACTGGTGTAGGACGTATTGTAGATACTGAACTGCCTATACTACGCGAGGTGATGTTCCATAAAGACCGTATGTGGGGCGTTGTAGCTGGACTGCCTAATACGATTAGGTTTTCAGAGGCCCCCGGCAATCCGGCGTGGGATCCGACGGGTAAGATACCGACTAAACCGAGTGAGCAATGGTATAACGAATGGCGGAGCACGAGCTTCTTCACTATCCCGCGGCCGTTTAATGGTTCTCCAGTAGTTAAGCTTTGTTCGTTCCAGGACAATCTTGTTGTCTTTACTCAGGACGGTAAGTACATTATTAGCGGATACGACGAAGCGTCATTTAATATGAGGCAATCTACCGGCTTTAAGGGCGCCATAGCGCGCCGCGGAGTAGTCCAGGACGAGAACGCAATCTACTTTGTAGGTGATGCCGGGCTATTTATGTTTAACGGTTCAAGCGACGTTCGTATCTCAGATGCTATTACTCCATTAATTGATGGATGCCCGCGCATTACCGAGATAGATGCGACCAAATACAAGGATGAGATACGCTTTTACTTAGCCTCTAGTGGTTCAACAGTTAATGATACATGTATCATCTACAACAAGCCATTAAAGGATATTGAATATGATACCGGCGTCTACGGAGATCGCGCAATCTACTACGATGATGCAGATGATCGTGGACAGCTCGCAGTGTTCAACTCCTACGTGGGGATGAGCTACTACGCCGAGACGCAAGTTTACCACGATATGGGTGCACCAATCGACTTTGAATACCGATTTAAGTACGATAGCATGGGCAGCCCAATGCAACGTAAGCGTCTTAAGCGTTTCTATCCTATATTCCAGGGTGTTGACTCTACCTTTAAAGTGGGGCTCGCAATGGACAAAGACTTCGCCGACGCGCCAAAGATTAAAGAACAAGTATTGTCTGTTAATGGTGCAAGGTGGGGACAATTTAAGTGGGGTGACGGTACACTCTACGGTGGTAGTAAGTCGTTTAAACCAAAGCGACAAAGCTACTCAGGTTACGCACGATACTGGCAGCTACGCGTATTCCGCAATGGTGTAGAAAACCGCGTAGCCTTTGTTGGTGCACAATTTAGTTATAAAGCAAAGAGGTTATAAATGGGATTAATTAGTTATTCACAATTACAAGATGGTACTGAGGCGGTGGCGAACGACCTCAACAACCGTTTTGGTACTATCTACAATGAGTTTAACGGTAACATTGATGCCGCTAACCTCAAAAACTCGGCAGTGACTCGTGAGAAGATCGCCGATAATTCAATCACTAAAGACAAGCTAGCCCTCCGCCAATACATTGACGATAACGGCTGGACAGTAACTGACATGGGCGGTATTAAGACTTATAGCCGTACCGTCCCTGTTACGGGTACTCAGAATGACCATAACGGCCCAGGACACGTTGGCTTACTTATTGAAGCTAGTGGTCGCCGCGCAGGGCTTGGGAGCTTCCCTGCACCTGTAGGACGTACGATTGATAACATTATCGTTACCTGCACCTACTTCGGCCATTACTCGGGCCACCTAGTAGTAAACGGTGAAAAGCGAGATGGTAAGATCTTCATCTCGGGCGGTAATATCTTCCCCTGGAATCTCTCATTTGATGGTGAGGTGCACGTCCAGGTAACGGAGAAGCTATAATGCTATCTCTTATTCAGCTAACACCTGGGATGGATGATGCGACATTAGTCAATACGATTAATAAGAACTTTGAACAACTCCAAAATGAGTCACGGACTAAGACAAGTAAAGACTCAGCGGGGACGCGCCGACTTTTGATCGGCCGCCCCGTTAATGGGGACCATGACATCATCGCGATCACTATTCCCGGCAAAGATGTTGTAGAGGAAACTACAGTACGATGATAAACCCGGATAACTTTATGTTCCATAGCGACTTCTGGTATCCGACCGATTTTAAAGAGGGCAGTAAAGAACTTGACGTTAACCTTCCTACGACTACCGCGCTTGACGATATAGAGGACGGTGACTACTTCAGCGCCTGGCTAGAGTACCCCAACCAACCCTGGATATACGGACGCTCACCATACGACCAATTCAACGTATTTTCCGAGAATGGTAAGCTTTGGTTTGCTAAAGCCCCACAGTTCGGCGGCGCTCGCTTTAAAGGTACAGTACATTATAGGATATACCACCGAGATAAAAACTTCCTGTTTAGATCAACTGGTAAGTGCGAGATAATAGCTAAACGATTAACCGGTACAATGAACATGACGCCAGGCAGTAACGTTTCGGTGTTAGATGTACCCAGCGGTATGAGCGGTAAATACTTAGTTCGTGGCACTTACGTCTTTAGAGGCGTGCGCGGGTTGGTAGACGCAGCAGCTGGGCCTATTACGGTGTACACAACATACGACCATAGCGCCAACGTTGTTAAGTTGAACGCAACAATGGAGCAAGCGGCAGTACATGGTGAGTTTCTCCAGTATGATTTACAGCTCATACCGGTAAAGACGGATCATCCATGGGTATTCCACTCAGATAAGTTCGCCTTCTGTCTACCTCGTGTGATAGAAACCCAGATACGCGTGCAAGGTGTAGCCCCGGCTAGAACAAAGTGGCGCATCCGTGGTGAATCGTTCGATATTCCGGGTAACCGCCAAGCCTATGATTACCTTACTCGCCACTCAATCAACACGAGATGGCAGTCACGCGGTGCCGGTATGAATGGTGGCTTAAATTTCTTGGGCTTCCTAGAGATTACTCATGATAAAATAACCCCGATAGTAGAGGTCGACAATTCATCATACGGCCAACCTACTGGGATAGATTCAGGTTATCTGATGTTCCGTATTTACGAATACCAGAATAATATTAGTTAATGGAGATAGACGATGGCAACAGCGCCTAAAGTTCAAACAATCCAAGAGTCGATCGGTGACTTAAACCCCGCTTACGAAGGGTCGCGCAATGTCATCAATCAACAAATCGGCAACCTAGGGCAAAAGTATGACGCCCAACGTGCCGGTATTTATGCAGCCCGCGGTAACGCCTATAATGCAATCAACAACCAGGCAACAGGTAGAGGTTTAGCCTTTAGCGGTATCCCAGCCCATGAGCAGGCCCGCTATGAAGCTGAGAAGACGCTCCCCGCTTTGATGCAAGCAGACTTTCAACAAAACGATGAAGGGCTACAGCTACAAGGGCGGCTGGCCGACCTAGACAAAGAGCTACGCACCAACGCTCTTAATCGCGTAGACCGTCAACAGTCTGACCTTAACAACTGGAACCAAATGCTTGCAGGGCAAGAGTTTACTGCAGGTGAGAATGAAAAGAATCGTAACTTCCAGCGCAGCGAGCGTGAGGCCACTCAAGCATTTACCGCTAGCCAAAACGCCCTTAATCGAGCCCAGGCGGCAGCTGTAAGTGCCGCTCGCTATTCAGGTGAGATCG